GCGGTAATAAAGCTAAATCATTCTCCAAGTCTGGACAGAATACTTCACAATAGAAATTAAAAACCCCTATACCGATTAGAGTATAGGGATTTTTGTATGATTGAAAATCGCAAGTTTTTTTAGAATATGTTAATTGCTCTATCGAATCTTAACGTTGCTGTAATTTCAGCAATACCGTCATCATCAAAAGAAAGGTCTCCAAATACTACGTTAGTTAACATTGTAGCTTCTAACACCCACTTTTCAACAACAACACCAGTTGGGTCTAACATTTCAATTTCAATGTTTCTTTTGTACCCTTGAGCATAACCTTGTCTACCAGTAACTGATTCTGAATGCAAACGTACCCACTCCATTAATGACTGAGTAGCTGAAGGACCAATTGGGTCTCTAAACGTTACATCAATTGGTTCCCAGTTAAATCTACCTAATACATAAGTAGAAGTATTTAAGAAAGGAATCTCAACTTCGTTTTGAGTTAATGAAGGTCTAGATGCGCTAGATAACCACCATTCTTGGATACCTAAATCCGAAGGAAATCTAAATAACCATCTATTCTTCTTTTTTGGTTCCGCAACCAATGGCATTTTCTGTAGTAATGACATATCTATTATTAATTAAAAATATTTATTCTATCTTTATATATAAATATGAAGATGTATTAAAAAAATCTACTTTCTAAATAAATTTTAAAATATTTTGTGGTTATTATAAAATTGCGTATATTGCAGATGTAATGTAAAATACGCTAGAAACTAGTATGATAGTAATATCTAATCCTAATTTAGTAATATGTAATATTATTTTACTCATTATAATTAATAAATATCTAGTTGTAATGTAAAAAAAATATAATATTACAAAATAATATGTTAAATGAACAATTTATTCTGTAAAACTGGTAAAATCTTATTATTGATGTTACTAATATCTTTAACATCATTAAGTAACAATGAGTTAAGTGAACACACTATGTTTTTTAAATATAAAAATGGTAATCATACAGACCATATAATTATTAACAAATTAGACAGTACATTCATGATTAGTATTAATGGAATATTTACCACTATTACATATAAAACCATAGTTAGTAATAACTATGTAGAATTTTTAGATAATCCATTACATATTAAAACAGCATTATTTACCGACAAATATATAATTTTAACTTATCCACCAGAGGGTGTTAAATATATAACAAAAGAGTATACTTTATTATAATTGTTTTAACATGCATATTATAGTAACTTTATGATATGCAGAAAGAAAAATCTGATTATAATTTTAATACTGACATTACAGTAGGTGAGCGTGGAGAAGAAGTAATTAAACGTTACTTAGAAAGTATAGGTGGTAAGGTATTATTTGAAAATAAAGACATTAACTTCGACTTAGTAGTACTTTTTAACCAAACTGGTACGGTTAATACTTACGAAATTAAAACTGATGTTTATTGTAAACCAAATAATGATACTGGAAATATGTTTATAGAATATGAATGTAGAGGTAAACCATCTGGTATTATGGCTAGTAAAGCTGATTGGTTTGTAACATATTACCCATATTTAAAACAAACTTGGTTCATTAAAATATCTGAACTAAAAAATTTGATAAGGTATAATAATTTTAGAGAAACTTCTTTTTCTGGAGATATCGGAAGTAACACTAAAGGTTATTTAATACCTAGAGATAAGTATAGTAGATTCTTTAAAGTAAAACAAATCATAGAAGATTTTGATGCATAAATAAAAACCCTCAGATTATTAGTCTGAGGGCTTATTTTTACATATTATAAGGTTATAGCCTTATTAAATGTTATCAAAAGAGGCACCAGCATTTGTAACTGTGAACTCAATTTCGATTCTTTCTAATGCATCAGTTGGTACTAAGAATATAGTTCCAGAAAGTGTATTTCTATCAGCGTTCTCATTAAGTCTAACTTTGAACTCAGTAATACCTCTTTCTTGTCTGATACTCTCAAGAATTGGGTTAACAAGACTTAAGAACTCGTTTCTTACAATATCATCATTCTGTTCGAATAATAATCTGATAGAAACTGCAGAAATTAATTTTCTAGTTCTTAATAATAGTCTTCTAACGTTGATTCTATCAAGAGCACTTTCTTTCTCTTGTAACGTTTTGTTACCCCAAATAACCGTACCTTCAGTTGAGAAGTTAGCGATAGGGTTAATTCTACCAGAATATAAATCTTCTCTTTGTGGTAAAGTTAAGTTTATTCTAGGTTTAACAGCGTCTACTTGACCTCTATTCACACCAGCAATAGCATACCAAGGGAATGCGATGTTATCAGTTAACGCAATGTTTCTTAAAACATCTTTTGTTGGTGGTAACCAAATGTATTGGTTGTTTTCAGTATCGTTGTACTGAACCCATGGGAAGTAAGTAGCAGTATAGTTTGAATCATACTGTCCATCTAATCTATCTACTAAATCATCAATATCAAGAACTTGACCATTTTCTGAATCTGGAGTAGTTACAATATAAAGTGCATCTGCTCTTTCAGTTTCAATCATGTCAATAGTCTCCTCAACTAAGTTAGAGTTGTCTAATGTGTTAATACCTGGAGTTGTTAATACGTTTATATTAACTGATTCTGGGTTAGAGAAAGTTCTAATTGCTTCTAAATAAGCATAATAATCAGAATTGTTTCCTTCTTCACCATTACTCAATGCTCTAGCGTCGAACTTACCAAAAGATAACGCACCTTTAGTTCCACTAATAGCATAAGTATCTTCATTAGTTCTTTGGTCTCTGTAAATATCCCATCCGTCAAATCCACCATATGGTGCGAAAGTAAATTTACGTGAGTTTGTCTTATCGTAATCAGTACCCTCAACTCCTAAATCAGTTCTAAATTCTGCACTACCAACCTCGAAATCGAAAGTCTCACTTCCAATAGTTACTGAAGTTGCACCAGAATCCATATGGAATCCTTTAGTTAATCCAGTAAACGCATCACCAGAAGAGTCAACACCTTTATAATCAAATAAATCTTGGTCAATACCTTCAGTGTTAGATAGACCTAAGAAGAACTTTCTTTTCTTCTCCGTTGAAGCGTATGAAGTTTTATAAATGATTGATGGTGCTTGTACACCAGTATTACTATTAGCATCGTAGTCTCTTACTGGATATCCAGTGAAACCAGCTGGGAACGCATCTGAAGTATCATTATCAGTATCTAATTCTACTAAAATATAGTTAGAAATTGCTGGATAATCACCATCAACAGTACCAATTCTTCTAGCAATGTAGTTATTTGATGTTGGGTCCATAGTACATCTTGAGAATCTTTCTAAGATAACTGGATTTGCATCAGTATCACTAAATGCTCTAACAATCACATCAAATTCTTTATCATCTGGTTGAATATTAGCAATAGATATTTTAAATTCTCTATTAGCATAATTACCGTCAGAAATAGTGTGTAATCTGAAAAGTTTAAGAACTTCAGAACCTCTTAATTCAGAAACAATATATGGAGTAATTGCATTAGTATACTCTGAAGTATAATCATCAAATGATAAATCATACTCAACTAATTCTAAGTTAATACCTCTAACCTTACCTTCACCATTGTATTTATCAAACATAGCTTGATACAATTCTTCAACAAATAATGCTGAATTACTATCTTTTTCACTAACACCTAATACTCTAGTGATGTAATTTTTCTTACCCTTATCTAAAGATACGTCATAAGAAACTAATCCTTGTACGTTAGATGTACCAGATAGTGTAAATGCCGCTAAAGGATTTGTTTGTGCAGCCACATTGCTAGTGGAAATATTAACTTCGTTAGAACCACTGAATTCGAAAATTACTTGCTCATTACCATCGTACTGACCTCTAGAACGTAATACTGCAACAACTTTATCCTCAACTTCTGAGTATGAAGTACCAGAGTAATGTACTGTAACTCCACTCGCAACACCAGTACCACCAGTAGTAGGAACCTCTGTAGTTACAACTAAATCTAAAGATGTACCACTAAAGTTAGTTCCAGTTTCTGAAGTTTTTAGGAAAGTATTACCAATTGTAGCCGTATCTCCAGTACTAGCACTTCCTAAAAACGCTAAATCAGTCACTAAAGAACCATCATCATATAATGCTTGTACTAATGGGTCAGTACTAGTTAAACTAGTTATATTACCATCAGTATCGGCAGTAAATGAAATTAAAGATGCGTCAGTGGTACCACCACCAGTTGCACCTACAGTAGAACTATCTAATGCTGCGTCTAATGTAATAGCCCAAGATTGTCCAGCTTCATAACCAGTAAATCCTAAAACTCTAGTTACAAACAACTGATTAGTTTCACTTAAATAAGATTTTGCGATATACGGTGCTTCATACTTAGGCATACCGTTACCAGCAAATTTTTCTGGGTTTTGACTTCCGAAGAAAGCCTTAAATTCGTCATAGTTACTTACAAAGATTGGTTGGAAAGCAGGACCCTTTACCGTCTCCCCTACAATACCAGCTGTAGTAACACCTACCTGTCTGCTTACAAATGTTAAATCTAATTCACTTGTATAAACACCAGGGCTTACAAATACTTGTTTGTTTGATGCCATAATCTATTATAGTTAAAAAATTATTATATTCTTTTTATAATAAATATGATTGTAAATCACCAAAAATCAATTAAGATGATATTTATTAGGGATTAAATATTTAATATTTAAGAAACTACAATTATTCTTCTAAATTAATAAATAATATAACCGTTTATTTTTACAATAAGTATAACAGGTTATAAATTATTTATGGTAATACCCTCCAAGCTAATATATCCCACTTAGTCGAAACAGCATCATACTTACACCCAAAATACAATTCTTTACTTGCCGTAGTAGAACTAGGAAAATTACCAGTGAAATCTCTAAATATAGCATTTAAGTTAATAGTTCTAGCCGTACCGTTATCTTTAATTCTAAAAAATAATTGCCAACCTTCGCCAGGAGTACCAGTTGGTGCCGCTATTGTTAATGTAGCCGCTTGCGCTGTAATAATAGCCATATCTGTCGCATCAGCATCAACAGTTAATGTTGCGGTAGAAGCTACAGACGTTGTAATAGGAGCAACAAAGTTTCTACGCTTCATACTCTTCTTAGTACCATCCGACTCTTCTATAATAACTTCATCAGTATTAGCTACCGATGTTTTTTCAGTTAACGCAATAATCTCACCACTAACATTAGTATGTACCGCATTAATATCTGTACCACCTGGTGGTGGAAAACCACTAACTTTAGTTATAGTAAATGATTGCCTATCACCCCAACTATTAAAATCAATAGTACCATTTGCTGATGAAAATACTCTAATATCTATATAATCCCCAACAACTAAATCAATAGGGATAGTACCATCTAAATTGTCCCACGAATTTGCTGTCCCAAAACCTGCAAATGGCGCATAAAGTGAACCATTTTTATATAAAAACATTGTTGACCAAGAACTCGAATTGTTTAAAAATACTTGACCTTGCACAAAATAAGTACCAGCACCACTTGGCCCCACAGTGAATTTATGATTAGTATTATCCCATTCACCATTTACATCAATTTCTACACCCGAAGTAGTTCCTGTTGTAACAAATTCTACTATTGGTGTTGTATTACCCACTGTTTGATTAGCACTAATTCCACCTTTAACAAGAACTTTAGTAGTTCCAGTTACTGGTGTAACAACACCAGCTACCATTTCACTAAGCTCAAGAAATGTACCAGTAGAATTAATGTTAACACCTGTATCTCCAGCAACACTACCTTCTGCTAGTATTATTCTAACAATATCATTAACGGCTAAATCAAGTACTATATCCAAAGAGGATGTAGAGGTATTTGCACTACCTGCGTTTCTAGCGTAGTGTTCAGAACTCTGATAATCTTGACCATTGGCATCTTGAGCTATATTATTATTAACCGTTATCTTCATAATAGGGTTAGCTCTTTGAGTACTTGTACTAGCGATAGTAGTACCACAATTAACTCTATATCTACCAGCTTGATTAACCCTAATACCATTACTAGTCATAGTAAACTTATCAGTGTTACTATTTTCTGATTGAACTGTCATTGGTACCACTTGGTCAGCAGTAGCATATGAAGCTGAAACTCCACCACCAACTATAGAAGTTCTTATATAATCAGCAGTACTAGAATTAACATTATCCATACCACTACCAAATACTATTATCTCACCAACAGTAGAACTAACTCTAGTTACCTTACCTATTCTTTGAACTATTGATGTTCCAGTAGGTTTTGTATTAGTTAAGTTTCCAGAGGTACTTACATAAACATCACCTAATGATAATAAAGAAGTATCTAATCCAGTAGCTTTACCAAACACAACCACCGTACCAGTACTAGCTATACCAATACTACTAGTTGCAATACCTATTGCAGGCATTGTTGTACCAGAACTATTATCAGCCAACTCAACAGTAGTAACATCAGCACCAACATCGTAATCTGATAATATAACAACTTGACCTTTATTTATTGTTCCAGAAGAATCTTTTTGAACCGATAACTCAACAACATCACTACTACCACCACCTTCTTCAAATACAGATACAACTGTACCACTAGAATTCTTATAATATGGTAAATCCGTATCTTTATCAAAAAAGTATACGTCATTACTTACCGAGGCCCAATCAGAAGATGAGTCAGTTATTACTGAGTACGTTATACCTATTGCAGTATTTGGTAATTTAGTTGTAGTTATTGCCATAGTTTATTTTATTATTATAATTATGTGGTAACGTTACCAAAAGCGTCACTTTCTAAATGATTTAAAGTTATATTTGAACTAAGAGGTGTTGCTGAACCATCAAAAGAACAATTAGCCACTTTCATATCCATAGCTGCATCAGCCTTTATGCAATTAACCGTTGAATCCGCAACTTCAAAATCACAATTAACAAAAGTAATTACAGATGCTCCATCAACAATATTGGCAGCATGCGCTGAACCTCCAGAAGTTTTTTCACTTATAAACGTACATTTTTTTAATTTACTAGTAGAAGAATTATAATTATAAAAAGCTACACCATCTTTATTCCTAAATGTACAATTAATCCAATTAGTAGTAAATCTTGATAGTACAGCATAATTTCCTGAGTTAGTAGTAAAGTTTACATTTTCAACTCTTTCAGCATCAGCAATAAAGGCACAATCAGTGCTATCACTGAAAACATCACCATTAATTAATATTGAATTAGCTGGGGCTTGTATAGTTCTTGTTCCACTAGTAGTTTTAACATAAAAGTTTTCCATTTTATAGGCTGAAGCAGAAGAA